CAAATCCACAATACGGTGGTTTGGAGTTTGATATCCCAGAAGGTTCTACAATAAGGATACCATTTCCATTAAATAACGCACTTCAAATTTACCAACAATCAGTAGATAATTACGATATTTTATATAAAATTGATAGTTAATGAGTAGTTTTTATTCAGATAGTAGTTTTAATCCAAAAGTTATTTCAGATATTAATGGCGTTAGAATCATAGAACCAAATCCTTTAGGTGAAATAGTACCACTTGAAGATATGTCTATTTTTTTAAGTTTACAAGCTAAACAAAAAAGTAAGAGTGTTATTACACAGATAGCTGATAATAAATTCAGTATTAATACTAAAATCGCTAATACAATAGATTTAATAACACCACAAGATACAACAACAATTAATGAGGACCATTTATTTAAATCAAAAGTTAATTTAACTACTGATTGGACAGAAATAGGCGGAGGACCAAATATTGAGTTATATAAAGATTTTGAAGGTTTTGGTATTACAAATGTAGATATAGAAATTAAAAGTCAGGTAGCACCTAAAGTTGTTATAGATTTTATTGATGTTAGAGGAGCAACCCTTTTTGAACAAGGTTCTTGTTCACCATATGGGTTATTTTTTAATTTACCATACCCAATATTTGAATTAACGGTTAAAGGTTATTACGGTAAACCTGTTAAATATTATTTAAACTTAGTTAAATTTAATACAAAATTTAATTCAGATACTGGTAATATGGAATGTAAGGGTGAATTTATTGGATATTCTTTTGCTTTCCTTTCAGATACAATAGTTGGTTATGTTGGGGCCTCACAATTTCTAAATAGTTCATACGACCCACAAGGTAAATTAAAACAAAAATATTTAGATACAAAAAAATTCTATAAAGCTAATGGTTTAAAAGTTGAAGATCCTGTAGACTCTGGAACACCTTGGTGTGATAATCCGGCTTTACCAGGTAGATGTTATACAATACAAGATTTATTACATAAAATACAAGATTTTGAAAAGAAAACCCAACCCTTAATCGCCAATAGTCCTGAATTTAGTAAGTTGACTAACTTAATACAACTACAAAATGATTATGCACAATACATTGAGGTAGTTAATAAGTTTATGTTTTCATTAGCTCAAGAGGGTAGTGTTGAAACACAAACAAGTGCGGCTTACGGTAACGGTGTGGAAAAAAAAGAAAGATTTGTTTTTAAAGACCAAACAATACTTAATTATTTATTAGATCCGTCAACAGCAAGTACATCTTCAATAATCTATAACCATTTTGTAAAAACACCAACACCTGGTATTTTTCCTTTAAACATTCAAATTACAAAAAGTTTTAAAATAGAAGAAAATGTTTATGCGGATAGTCAAGGTATAAAAATGTTAACTTCAGCCACAGGAAGTCAACTTGGTGGTGATCCTGCAAGTGGTTTTGATACAATATACGATTCATTAAACACAACAAATTGGCATAACATATTAGATAATGCCTCATTAGGGTACAAAAAAAATGATACAACTACTACAGAAAAGTATCTTGATATGGGGTGGATAATAAAAGATATTGAAGATGAAAAAGCTAAATTAGATAAAGTAGTAGATGATTATAGAAAAGAAGTAATAGCAGACATAAATAAACTTGTTGTAGATAGAATAGGATTTAACCCAACAATAAGAAATATATTTACAATATTGTTATGTAATACAGACGCTTTCATGGAAATACTTTTAGAAGTTGCCGTTAAAGCTGAAAATTACCATATATCAAACTCACTTGAAAATTGGGTAAATGACAAAAATGGTGATGCAACTATTAATAGTACAGGAACCAAAAAAGTATATGCATGGCCAGCTTATTTTGAGAAAACTTTTTCAGGCGTTGGTAATTCAGGTACTAATGAGTTACAGGGTACAAAAGAAGCTTACCCAGGTAAAAATACGGAATTTGCTAATTGGCCGGAAATTAGATTTGTTGAAGATTTTATACAAGCTTTTTTAGAATATCAAAGAGATATAGATTTATTAAATGAAGATAAAGCGGGAAAAGCTGGTTGGGATAATTATGTACCCATAACACCATTAGAGGCACCTGTTTGGGGAGATAACAACCCAATAAAGTATTACGGTTTAGTAAACCCAAATGACATTTATAGGGTTGTTGGTGAAAGAATGTTTATTGCTTGTGATCACACTTTATTCTCACCAATTAGGTTAACTAATGACGCAACATTTATACCTAATGTTGGACTAGGAAATTGGACGCCATTAAGTAATACAAGCTCTGATACGAGTTTAGCTAGTAATTTTGGTGAAATAGATGCATGGAATTTAATAAATTCTCAAGAAGGTGATAGTGGTGTTAGAGTTTTACAAAGTTTATTAGTTGGGTTAACAAAAGATACTTTTAAAACACAGGTAATAAATGTGTTAAAAACCAAATACCCAAATTCTATCGAAGAAGATATCTTAGCTAGTTCTTTAGTTACCAGTAATTTATTATTTTCAGGCACTACACCTGGAATTGTAAAACCTTTTCAAGAAAGTTTTACATCCACAGATTTATACAAAACATTCAACCCAACAGATGGAATACCTTTATTTGATGAGGCTTCGGATACACAAATTTTAATAACTGCCGACCCTTTTAAAATGGGTTGGGGTAATATACTACAAATAATACCAGAAACTGAAGTAAGAAAAATAGAGATATTACCTGCGGATGGTGATTTTAGTAAAGCTGTAACTAAATTCAGTGGAAAAATATCCACATCAACACAAGCTATTACATTTGGTAGTACTGAATTTAAAACCACGGATAACCCACAACCTAAAGCCATAGTGGATGAATCACAAAAAACAATAAATTTTGTTGACGGTAGACTTTTTACAACTTTAGGTATGAAAGATGCTCAAGCGGATAAATTTAGTTCTTGGTGGAGTGTTGACACAGATTTAAATGGGTTACCAGTGTCAAATATGGGGTTAATAACCGCTTGGGATTACCAAGGTAATAATGATGTTTTAGGCATTAGTCTTTTAACAAATGACGGCGATTTGTCAAAAATATTTACACAACAGTATTTAAATGATAAATCAGCAATGACACTTGGTGGCCAGACTAAAGTCGATCCTTACGATCAGGTAGAAGAAGAGGGTATTAGTACAGCGTTTGTTACAACACCATTATGGATGGATAACGTTAATAAATTTAGAGGAACAAAGTATGGAAATGGTGTGGGAGACTTAAAAATACCAACAACAGGGTATGGATCGGGACTAACCTCTAAACAAATACAAGATAGAAATTTAGCTTATCTGTTCTTACATACATGTAAACCAACACCATTAATTATAAGAGCGTGTTCAAACTCAGGATTTTTATTAGCTATAACCGATTCTGAAGAAACTGGATATGAACCTAGTAGTACATATTCACTAAAAGCATTCAATACTGCCGGAGGTATTGCCAAAGTACCAAAAATGTGGGCATTAGCTTTAGGGGCACAACTTTGGAGATGGAAAATGTTTGTTGGTGTTAAAGCAGATGGAACATGGAATAAACCTTTACAACCTTATAATACTTTAGCGGCTGGCGATTTACCAACAGGGTTTGATCCTTTAGCACAACCAGGTTGGCATTCATATGATGGAAAAAAACGTGAGGCACATTCAGGTGAGGCATATACATCGACCGCATGGTCATTTTCACCAACAACCCAAATAACACAAAAAATATTAAGTTTATCTAATATAGAAAGAAACGATATAGATAAATATTTAAATAAAATATATCGTAGTTCCACATCTTGGACACCTAAGATACAAACATCATCATTTAGCTCTAATTATTTATCGGCTCAAGGTAAATATATTAAAGATTGGGCTGATAATGTGACAGGTTTTGGGTTATACCAAGTTTGGTCAAATCTTCCGGGTAATGGTGGCAAATTACCTTGGACAATATCACAACCAGTAACAGGTGGTCTTGACGGTAATGTAATTAGTTCTGGAGTTGCCTCCATAACACCAAACGCATGTGTTTATTTTAATTACTATGGGTTATTAGCTTCAGGCTCAACATATGGTAAAATAGGTATTGGTGATGGGGATATTGGTACTGAAGATGATCCTAAAGGATTACAGTTATCACAGATAGTAAACCCTAACGACGCCTCAGGTCAACTATGGACTGCAAAAAAAATAGCTGACAATTATAATTGGTCACAACTTTGGATAGCACCACATCATATACCATATGTTCACCCAGAAGGATTTGCTGGTGGTAAGGGTGAAGCTTGTTCTTATGTACAAGTATTCACTAATACTATGGATTATTTAGACTATCAAACTATAATGCCAGAAGATAGGATTGGATTTGGGTATAAAGAAATGTATAACTACGGTGATACCGTAACTGATGTCGCTAAAAACCTACACTCAGATCCAACCGTTGAAAATTTAATTAACCCAATCAGTATGATAACCCAAGGACGTTTTATACATAGAGATAGAGTTTCTGACGGTAACTTAGGTATGGTAATGCAACATCTACCAGATGAAGTAAAAGATATTTTTATAAAAAACTTTGAAGAATGGGTAGATTTAGATTTTGGTGGAAGTTCAAACACAATTTTAAAAGAAATAGATCCTATTAATTTCGATACCACAACTACAGGGACATTAATTGGCGGTAGTTATTCTTGGAGTCGTGAAATATCTAAAACAGCTGTTAATGGTACAACAAAAGATAGTGTTGCTTTAGCTTTACAACCAAATCTTACGGAAACTAAAAAATTGGTTTCTGAAAAATATTGGATTTTAAATTCAACACCAAAAATATGGTATGGTATAGATTCATCAGACACTATAACAACAAATAAATTCAACTCAAAATTTGTAATATCTAATAAAATTTTTGATGAGTATTTAAACTCATTTTTTGATACGTTACAAACTAATAAAACTAAAAAAATAGATGAAATTCAGAAAAAAAATATTGAGGATAATCTTGGATCTTCATTAAAAGATGATGATGTAAAACTTTCCTTTTATAGAACATTTAAGTCTTTAACAGATAAATGGATTTCTGCATCGGATAAAAATAAATTATTTTTTAATTTGGTTGAATCAGCCGGAAAAAATTGTAAATCAAATAATGGCGATGGAGAAAAACCAACGCTAGCCTCACATTTTCAATATGTTAATAGGGTAATGGGTGATATTGGTAATATCGCGGTTCTTAATGTAACAAAACTTCTTGAATTAAAAGACAACATTAAAATTTCTTTATACCAATATATTTCTGATTTATTAGCAGAAAATGAATACTTATTTTTTCCATTACCAGGTTATATAAATTTTACTCCACAAGGTACTGATAAAAAAGATTTAGAGGATATGTTTAGACCGACATTGTCTTTAGATAATGTTAGTTGTGGTCCTTTATTTTTATCCATGTATGTAGGTGGAAACTCAAAACAGTTACAAATAAAATCCAACGCTAACTGTCCTGACGATAAAAAGGCTTTACAAAATTTAGAAGACGATGGATTTTCAGTTTCTAATCCATTACAGACCAAACAACCTAAAGAGTTAGTAGAACCAAATACAGTTGGTAGTAAAGGTTATACAGCTTTCAAAGTTGTTTATGGGTTAGACACTCAAAACCATTTTAAAAACATACAATTAGACCAATCAGAATTTAGTGAAACGGCAGAATCTTTATTAGCTATCGATAAACTTGGTAAACAAGGAGGTACAGACCAAACATCAAAAGGACAAAATTTAAATTCTATTTATTTAACAAGATCATATTCTTGTCAAGTAGAATCTTTAGGTAACATGATGATACAACCTATGACATATTTTGATTTAATAGGTGTACCGATGTTTAGTGGAGCTTATCTAATAACTGAAGTTAGGCATAATTTTAAACCTAATAACGCAACAACAACTTTTAAAGGAACTAGACAACCAAGAGCAACAATACCAATTGTTGTTGATGCGGCAATTGCTATGGATATGTCATTTAAAGATTTAAAAACAAATAAAGTTGGACAATCTATTGCTACTGTTAAAACAGATGGCGGTACAAATACCTCTCAAACACAACCTGAGGCTAGTAACACAAATGGAAATGTTAGTAGTTCTAACGTTGCTGATGATACATTTATTGTTAATTATAAAACTGGTGTAAAACAACCTTGGTTGGATAAAAGTAATGGTGGTTTATTACCTATAAATGCTGGCAATACGGTGTTAGTAAATTTAGGTTCTGATTATGGTTCTTACACATACTTTTTCCATGAGGCCGCAGATGCTTGGAAAGCTATGGCAGCACAAATGAAAACGGATACAGGGGTATTGATATCAAAAACAGGTTCTAATTATAGAACAGTAGATTCACAAATAACTTTAAGAAAGAAAAACTGTGGTGGTGACTTAACAGATAGAAAAGCTTCATGTTCACCACAAACAGCGGCTGTACAAGAACTTAACGGTAAAATATATAGTTCTAGTAATCATGGTTATGGTATGGCTTGTGATACAACACCGTTTAAAGGTGGGGCAACATATTACTCTGTAAAACTACCTAGTAATAAAGGTGTATATAGTAATAGTAATGTTTGTAAACAAGAGGCTAAATCATTAGGTTTTGATGATTGTACTTCTCTAGCTGTAGCTAAAGCAAAAGAAAATTCAGCACCTTATTTATCTAGTCCTTACAGCAACATTTTAAAATTAAATTTACAAAAAGTAAAAGATTTTTACGCCAATTTAACAGGTAACCCAACATCAGACCAACTAAGAACAATGAATGATTTAGCTTTATTGTGGATGCAAGAAAACGCCCCAAGTTTTGGGTGGCAGCCATTATCTTCTGAACCTTGGCACTATGAATACACATTACAACCTGATGGTGGACATCCTAATTTTAAGAGTTCTTATACAGGTAAAATTAAAAGCGGGGATCAATATAATGTTAATAAATCTAATGGTTATCCAGATTTAACAACATTAAATAACGTTAAATTAGTTACAACAAGTAACGCTACAAATACTAATAACACTGGAACTGTGGCTACAGCTAGTCAAGGAAAAGTAAAAAATGTAACACTTCAAAATAAATTACAATCATTAGGTAAAATATCTTAATATGCCGGTAGTAACATCAAAATATTATAAAGCTATGTTAGATACTATAGCTTATACAGAAGGGCCTTTAGGCGTGTCACAAAATGGCTATGACGTTCTTTTTGCTTTTCACACAATTAATGGGTGGTCAGAAAATTGTACTTTTGGCCACGGAGGAAATGATTGGTTAATAAAAGATGGTTACGCAACCACAGCCGCCGGTAGATATGGTTTCTTAGGTTTTGTTTGGTGGGAATTATCAGAAAAAAATAAAACAGACTTGGCTTTAACAAAATTAACCACACCTAATAAGTATAAAAATAGGGACTATTATTATAATGCACCATTTAGTAAAAGTAATCAAGATTATTTAGCATATAAACTAATATCAGGTAAGGTTAGTGAGAGTGAGTTAATTGAGGCATCTAAATCTGCTGATAATTTTAGTAAAATGATTGTTAAAGGTAAAATAGACTGTACTTGGACTTCATTAGCTAGATCACTACCAAAAGGTACGGATGTTATAACAAGGTGTGGGTATAAACAAGATGAACCTGGAAAAGTTGTAAATCCTAGTCTTTGTGCTAGTGGTTGTAAGAGTGGTGCTGAAGAAAATTGGGAAATGTTTAAATTAGCCTTAAGTAAGTATTAAAAAGTTTCTTTTTAATTTTTAATTACTTATCATTAATTAATGAATATTGTAGGGAATATTGTTACAAACAATGGTATAACAGGTATACCTAATGGTTTTAATATTTTAAGTATTGAAGAATATTTAAAAATTAAAGACAATACTTTGCCCACATTAATCATTGGGTGGGAAGAAACCAAAATAAACATTCCAGAAGCATCTATCTTAAGAAAAAAAATTAAGGATAACCTTTATTGGACTTTTTCTACAACAGAAAAGAGAACCATTTTTGAAGAAGATTTAAAAAGTTTTATTAAAAAAACTTATGAGGACTATGTTAAAGAAATAAAATTTTTTAATATAGACCCTATAATATATAAAATCAATACTACCGAAGAATTAATTACTAAAATTAAAAGCGTTGCGGGTGGTTTTGCATATTTATACTTAAATAAAGTTGTGTATATATATCACAATTCTATTATATTTTCTATCGACCTTGAACAGTTAGATTTTATTGGTTTTGATAGGGAAATAATAATTAGTACATTGAAAGAAAGTACCAAGTTTTTTGAAGAAAATTTGGAAAAAAACTTTAAAAATGAACTTAAATATTTAACTATAAAATATCTGCCATACTTACTATTTAGGGATGCAACAAAAAACACTACTTCTAGCCTCCTTTGTTAAAGAAGAATACCTAGAAAGTCTTTTAAAAAAAATAAACAGAAAATTTGATGTTAAGAAAGAACAAGTCTTTTTCTTTAAGACCGATAACGAGTTTCTTTTAACTTACAAAATTAATCTTAATATCGAACAAAAAATAGATATTAAGAAGGAAATCCCAAAAACAATACAAGTACATAAAAAAGGTGATACCATTTTCACTATTAATGCTTTAAATAAGTTAATAGAACAGGAAAGTGGTTTGGGTGGTAACGTTAACTACAAAGAATATAAAATCGATTGGGAAAAGTTTAAAAATAAAATTATTCTTTTAAAAGGTGATAGTCTTGAGATTACCACAATAGAAAGAGTATTTTTACCTTAATCTTGATATTTATTAATAAAAACTGTTATGATTAAAAATAGAAAAAAAGAAAACACCGAAGAAAACGAAATCAAATCTAAACTTGATTCTTTTTTAAGAACTACAAAACAAGTAGAATGTCAAGGTGAAGAATGTTTAATCAACAATCCAGAAGAGATTGTTAAAAGAGAACATAAGAAAATCATCACAAATGATGGTAGACAACTTTTAAGCGAATATACAATTTAAGATGAAATCTAACGAATTAAATGAGTCTTTAAAAAGACATAGAGAACTTCTTGGTTATGATGCTAAGAAAGGTGTTACTTCTTTAAATGAAAAAAGAGAAAGACACACATATACAGAAGACCAAGAATTACTTAATGAGGCAGATCCTGAAGAAGGTGATGATAACTCTGATTTTGATTTTGGTGATGATACCGAAGGTGGAGATAACAAAGAAGGCGGTGAAGACAATACTGACTTTGATTTTGGTGACGAAACAGAAGGTGACGATACTAAAGATGAAGGTGGGTTTGGTGATGATACCGAAGGAGATACTGAAGAAACTGATGATGATGAATTTGGTACCGCAGATGAATTTAGTGCGGCTGATGATATCGAATCTGATGATGACTCTGACACCGAAGAAATCGATGTTACTGATATTGTAAAAAGAGCTGATGATGCTAAAGGTTCAGCTGAAAGAGCTGTAACAGCGGCTGAAGAGGGTAAAAATATGATTAAAGATTTAATGGCTCAGTTTAAAAACTTTGAGACATCATTATCTAAAATAGATTCAGTTTCTAATGAGATTAACTCTATTAAACAAGATTTACAATCACAAAAACCAAAAGAAAAATTAGAATTACGTTCATTAGATAGTTACCCATTCAATGTTAAGTTAACAGATTATTGGGATGATGTGGCTAAAAAAAGTAATTATGAAGTTACAGACGGTAATACACCTGATGGACAAAGTCCAGACGGACAAGTTAAAGTTTGGAAGTTAGACCCAAATGGGGAAGACGTTAAAGATTTTAGTTCTATTGATATTAAAAAATCTTTTGTTCCTGAATCAAGACAATTTAAAAAAAGAAAATAAATAAAATTTAATGTAAATAAAAGGGGGTTAATACCCCCTTTTTTGTTTACAAAAAGGAATAATATACTTATAATTGTCTTAAGTATTTAAAAAAAGTTAGTTAAACAATTAAAAAATTAGAAAAATGAGTGATGTTTTAGGCTCGATAATGAGTCAGTACGAAAAAAACAAAAGTGCCTCAGGTGGAAAATCCTTTGATGGCCCAGATTTCTCAAAGTACTTTAACCCAAGATTAGAAGATGGAGTAAACAATGGTGAAGCAACCATTCGTTTGATGCCGGCTAAAGAAAAAGGTGGTTCACCTTTTGAAGAAGGCTATTTCCATGTTATGCAAGTTAATGGACAGTGGAGAAAACTGTACTGTAGAGAACACAATGACGGAGAAACTTGTCCTTTGTGTGAAGTAGAAAAAGCTTTAAAAGCTACAGGTAGTGAGGAAGACAAAAAAATCGCCAAGACCTACAAAGCAGCTAAATTTTATTTAGCACGTGTAATTGACCGTTCTAAAGAAGATGACGGTATCAAAATTTATCGATTCAAACACAACTACAAAGGTGAAGGTGAATTAGATAAAATGATTCCTCTTTTCACAAAGAAAGGTGATTTGTCAGATCCAAGAGAAGGTCGTGACTTAGTTCTTGTATTGGCAAGAGGTGATAAGAATAACACAAAAGTTACTTCTATCATGGCTGAAGACCAATCAATGTTGACTACAGACAAAACCAAAGCTAACATTTGGATTAAAGATGCTGGTACTTGGAAAGAAGTATACAAATCTTCTCCATTAGAGTATCTTGAAATTATCGCAAACGGTGAAACTCCTGTTTATGATAAAAACTTGAAAAAGTTTGTAGCCAAAGGTGAAGAAGTTTCCAAAAAAGAAGGTACAACTACTGTAAAATATGTAGCTCCACCTACTAGTGATGAATCTAGTGAAGAGGAAGAAGATGATGAAATGCCATTTTAAAAACTAAACTATGTCTGGAGATACAAAAATAACAGCTAAAAAAGCTATAGGTAAAAAAGAGTTTTCACTTGACTCTCTAAAGGATAAATTTAGTGCTAAAACTAAATACAAAGCCGATAGATTTATTGATTTAGGTGAGGCTTTTCAAAAAGCCACAGGAGTACCTGGACCAGCATTAGGACATTTAAATGTTTTCTTAGGTCATTCCGATACAGGAAAAACAACAGGTTTATTAAAAAGTGCTATTTGGTGTCAACAAAATGGTATTCTACCTGTATTTGTTATTACAGAAAAGAAGTGGAGTTTTGGTCACGCTCAGTTAATGGGTTTAGATACAAAAGAACTAAGTCCAGGAGAATGGGATGGATTTTATCTTTTCCGTGATGATTTTGATTATATTGAACAAATCACAGATTACATCAATCAAGTATTGGATGCACAAGCAAAAGGTGAAATTCCTTATGATATAGTGTTCTTTTGGGATTCAGTAGGTTCAATTCCATGTAAAATGACTTTCGATGGTAAAGGTGGTAAGATGCATAACGCGTCTGTATTAGCCGACAAAATTGGGATGGGTTTAAATGGTAGAATTACTTCATCAAGAAAAGAAACTTTGTCTGACGGTAAACCTAACAAGTATACAAATACTATTGTGTTTGTTAACCAACCTTGGGTAGAATTACCTGACTCTCCAATGGGACAACCAAAAATTAAAATGAAAGGTGGTGAGGCAATTTACCTTAACAGTACTTTGATTTTCTTATATGGTAACCAAAAAGGAGCTGGAACTAATAAAATTATGGCAACTAAAAACGGTAGAAAGATTAAATTCGCTGCTAGAACCAAAATATCTATCCTTAAAAACCATGTTAATGGTATTGGATATGAAGATGGTAAAGTTATTGTAACACCACACGGTTTCATCGAAGACTCAAAAGAGGCTGAAGAAAAATATAAAATAGAATACTCTAACTATTGGGCTGACACATTTATTAAAAATGGTTTAGACATAAAAGAGGGAGAAGACTTCCAATTAGAAGACTCCAAAACTGACATAGAACTAGAAGGACTTGAATAATGAAAATTAACTACAACAAACTAAAAGAATTAAACACAGAGGCTTTAACAGTTGATGGTGGGCAAATGAGTTGTTTCTACCTTATACAACAAGGTGTTGAAAGATACTTACAACCACACGAAGAATTAAGTGCTGAATGGTTAGCTTTTTTAGTTGAAGTAGGGGTCTTAGAATACCAAGAAGAAGAAAAAAAAAATATTGTTCAACCCTTTAATTTCACAGGGAATGGGTCTCAAAGTAGTTAAGAAAAAAGAAAAAACCAAAACACTTCTTATTGACGGAAACGTATTAATGAAACGCTCATATAGCGGAGCAAAGAACGTTTTTTATAAGGAAAGACATATAGGTGGAATATTCCAATTCTACTCAACACTTAGAAAACATATAGTAGAATTATCTATTGATAAAGTTATTATCATGTGGGATGGTGAACGAGGTGGGTATTTAAGACTTGACTACTACCCAGAATACAAAAACAATCGACCAAGATTTATTGATGAAAGCTACGAAACTCAAAAATTAAGAGTTAAAGCTTACGCTGAAGATTTGTTCCTACGTCAGTATGAACATCCTGATTGTGAATCAGATGATTTACTTTCATATTATTCCCTTAACAAATCCAAAAATGAAGAAGTTATCATTTACACAAATGATAGAGACTTATGTCAGTTAATAACAACTGAAGTTAGTTTATTTTTGGCTGACAAAAAAGTTTTAGTAGGTATTGGTAATTACAGTTGGTTCTTCCAACATTATTACGAAAATGCTGGTTTAGTTAAGATTATTGAAGGATGTACTAGTGATAATATCAAAGGTATAGAAGGTGTATCTGAAACAACTCTCTTAACACATTTTCCTGAAATAAAAGAAAGGAAGGTAACTTTAGAAGAGATTTTAGAAAAAACTAAAATACTGAAAGAAGGAAAAAATTTAAAAGTATTCGATTCAATAATAGAAGGTAAAACAAAGGGATGTCACAAAGGTAATGTTTATGAGATAAACAAAATTATTATTGATTTACACCAACCTCTTTTAACGGATGAAGCCAAAGAAGAAGTAATGAATCTTATAAACTTACCTTTAAATCCTGAAGGTAGAGATTATAAAAATGTTTTAAAAATGATGTTTGAGGATGGTGTTATGTACGCTATCCCTGGCGGAGAAAATGGGTATGTAAATTTTTTAGACCCTTTTATAAAACTTTCTAAAATTGAAAAAAATAACTTTAAAAACTCAAAAGTATAAAAAAATTAGAGTTGACTACATCCCTAGTAAAACAAATAGGGATTTAAAAAGAAATATTAATAACTTAAATTAAAAATTATGAAAAAATTTGAATTTTTACTTAAAATAAATTCTAACATTATCTGCCAAAGATATTTTTCGATGAAAAATTTTAATCCAAAATCTGTTAACTCAAGAGAGATGTTGGACTGTGTTAATGAGTGTGTTGAGATAGTACAAAAACAATTAAAAGATAAGTCTTTTGAGTTTTTGTGGAGTCAATACAATCCTTACGAAAAACAATTAGAAGAACAAATAAATAGAACACCAATCTACGACAAAGAAGATATCTTTGATTTTGAAATCAGAATAGATGAAAGAGTTGTGGCAGCTAAAAAATTCACTGGAAATGTTTATCCACAAAGAGTTAGATACAGTGTTGATATTCGTGAATTAATCCCTAAAATTATAAACCAAATACAAGATATTTTAGGACAAGAA